TAGGCAACAAAGTAATAATGTGTGGGCTATTATACTCATACTATGTAACTTATTGTGGCCTAAAACCTCGTGTTGACATCAACGTCGTCGACAACGGTGATGATTGCGTCGTCATAATATCACGCACTGCGTATGCCTTGCTATTACGTCGTACCCGATGCAGCAAACGCTTAGAGACATTAGCGTTGACTGACCCTGATAATTGGCAAAGCGTCTACCTCGCCACCCGCGAGGTAGAAGTTGAGCCTTCACTTCAGGATGTCACCACATGGTTTCTGACGATGGGTTTTACACTTAAGGTTGAGGGTTTCACTGACAAATTTCAACATATCGATTTTTGCCAGACCCGCCCTTGTTTCATAGACGGCCGCTGGATCATGGTCCGTGGATTGAAGGCACTTAGTAAGGACTGCTATTGCCTGAAACACAAGGACTATTTACAACGGTGGCTGTCACAGGTGAGAACTGGGGGTCTCAATACATATGGATCTACACCCATCTACAGTGCCTTTTATGGCTCATTCCCTGAAGGTAAGGACACTGGCCGCAATTTACTTGTCGACAGTGGACTATATTACCTTTCGCGTGGGATGACCTCGGGTATGACTGTTACTGACAGTAACAGACTGTCTTTCTTTGAGACGTTTGGCGTGACTGAACGGGAGCAAGTCGCAATTGAACGTTACTACCAAAGTTTGACATTCTCGGATCAACCTGATCCCAATAACCCCGGTCTACTACTTCCACTTCCCTGGCTTGGGGCCTAACCGGTCAGCCTTCCACTCTTGCCAGGCAGCACTTTAGTGCACCATGTGTAGCAACCCACACAGCAACGACGCCGGGCTCCCTATATAATTGACAGGAAGTTTATTATAATACCCGGGACTCACACCCTATATCAAGTGAGATGAAGAATGCAAACAATAAGAAGAACAACAACAACAACAAGCCGCCCCAACCCAAACGGATGTTTCAGGGCGGTGCTGCCGATAGTTTATCCGCGAAGATCGATCGAGTATTGTCGCGAATTCCTAAGGGCTCTTTTGCAGCTGCTGGGGGTGCTCTTGGAGGACCCGTCGGCTCGGCAGCAGGAGCGGCCCTATCGACAATCACCGGGTACGGCGACTACGTCGTGTCCCACAACACCATTACCAAGACAGGCGGGTCCGGTGCAGTAGACATCGTGCCCAAATTCAGCGGTAAAGGTGGTGTGGACTCGAATGTGCGCATTACCCACCGCGAGTACATTGGTGAAGTCACGGCACCCGAGGGTACCGGATTCAACGTGACTCAGTATGCCATTACTCCCACCAATGCGGAGCTATTTCCTTGGCTCGCTGCATTTGCCAGGAAGTTCCAGAGGTGGAAGGTGCATGGAATGGCTTTCTATTACAAGTCGACCAGCACAGACTACAACAACAACGGCATCATCGCTATGACAGTCAATTATGATCCCTCCGAACCTAGTTACATCAGCATGCAAGGCATGATGAACTCTAAGTTTGCGGTATCGACTAAGCCATCGATGAACCTTGCTGCTCCTGTGGAATGTGCTCCATCTGAGTCACCGCAAGCTGGTTACTTCATTGAGCACGGAGTTGAGACCCTCGGTGCTGAAATCCGGCAGACCTGCAAGGGTATGCTGAACGTAGGCACCGACGGGCTTAGCGTTGCTCCAGGGACCATTGTGGGGCAGCTCTACGTCACGTATGACATCGAATTGATGTATCCGTTCCACAGCAATGTCCAGGAGCCACCCAATCCGTTTGGATCTTCGAGCACATTCCTTGTAGGGGCAGACGACGTCCCCTTCGCAAACCGTGAACTACCGATTTCTAATGGTTTTCCGAATGCAGTTGCGGATCGTCTATTGTACACTTCGTACTACACGACGACCACAAGCCCGAACCGGATCGACGTGCAGGGCACTCCTGGCCACATGAAGTTTCAGTTTGCGCAAGCTGGCAAATATCTTTTGCTGTGCTTGTATCAGAACCAGACTATCGCCATGGCAGGCGAACTTTCGATCGACAACGGGTCCATCATTGGTCAGTCGAACATCGCTACCATTGGCTCTGCTGAAACCAACAAGTGTGCCTGGGCACGCGCCGTTGTCTCTGCAGCAGCCGGTAGCGTTCTCACCTGGTGGGATACCTCATATGATGGATCAGCGGGTCTTTACATATTCGCTGACAAATTGTCCTAGCAATTACCGGTGACACCACAGCCTCCAGAGGACATAACTCCGGAAATTGTCGTTGATCCCGTTTACCCTGAACCCGCTTACTGGTCGTTGGGATGGTCTAGTGATGCACTGACTGAACCAACTATGGTTGGCTCCGCCTCGTTCCCTGGATCTAACGAAGGTGAGTACGTTGTTTGGGAGATATGGGGTTATCTCGATAGGTATGGCTTGTGGACACAGTACTACCAGCCTGCCACTTAGGCAGCACGGGCTATAGTTGTTTGCATCTATGTCGTTCGGTGCTACACACACACGGGAGCAGGCCAGTCAAAGTGACTGTCGGGAACTCTTCGAACCCGCTCCGTCGAGAAGGAAATGTACATAGTAGGATAAGGGAACAGTAGATTAGCGCGGGGACCTTTTCGACCCCGTTCCCTTGCCACCATTAGGTGGTGAATACGAGAAATTGTAGGTGAGCTTAATTTCTTGAGCTATATTATGGTACGACGATTGCATGGACGCGTCAACCTGAAACCACACAGCATGTCTCAATGACCCGGACTAAAGGCCGAAGTGCATGTGGGAGGTTGGCGCTGAGCATGCCGGATCCCCTTTCGGTACGTCAACTGACGGTCTGGCTCGCCACCCGTAACATAATACAAGTTCGAATGCAAGTATGGAACCCAGCGAATGCACCACCACGCTGGGGGGGCTTATCCATTATCACCTGCCTTCCGACCCC